TAGGCTTGCAGGGGGATGATCCACCACTGATTCCCTCTGCTTTAATCTATTGAAATCATTCACAATCTGCTATAACACCTAATAAACAGGTTTTTTATATGTTACAAAAATTAGGGTTTTTACCAGGATTTAATAAACAAGTCACATCTACCGGCGCCGAGTCTCAATGGACAGGTGGCCAAAATGTGCGTTTTAGATATGGTACACCTGAAAAATTAGGAGGTTGGTCTCAATTAGGTGAGTCTAAATTAACGGGTGTAGCCAGAGGTTTACATCATTTTGTTAATTCAGATTCTACAAAATTTGCAGCCATAGGCACAAATAGAATTTTGTATGCATATTCTGGAGGTGTTTTCTATGACATCCATCCTTTAGTCAATCCATCAGGCACAGCTCTTACAAATTGTTTTAGCACGAGTAATGGACAGACAGAAGTAACCGTAACATTTGCTGGCACAACAACTTTTCAAGCTGGTGATATTATATTATTTGGAGATGCTTCTACATTTTCAGCTATAACTAATTCTAATTTTGGTGCAGCTGATTTTGCTGATAAAAAATTTATGGTAACTAGTGTACCAACAAGTTCTAGTATTACAATTACAATGCCCAGTGCTGAAACAGGAAGTGGTGCAAATCTTTCTGGTGGTATAACTTTTTTTCAATACTACCATGTAGGACCAGCTGAACAACTAGGAGCTTTTGGTTGGGGTATATCATTATGGGGTGGATCTGTATTAGGATCTGCTACAACGACATTAAATGGTGCATTAGCTGATGATACTAATGGTAATAACGGATCAGCTACAGAAATAACTTTAGCTAGTGTTACGGGTTTTCCTTCAGCAGGTACAAATTATGTGCAGATAGGTGCTGAAGAAATATCTTACACAGGAATTACAGGTTTAAAATTAACAGGAATTACAAGAGCTGCTAGAGGTTCTACTAGATCATCACATTTAAATGGTGCAACTGTCACTAACACTTCTCAATGGACAGGATGGGGATCACCGGCAGCCAACACAGATAAAGTTACCGATCCAGGTTTATGGGCTCTTGATAATTTAGGGTCTAAACTTATTGCATTAATAGTAGGAGGATCTGCTTTTGAATGGGATGGAGACGCAGCTAACGCTACATCTACAAGAGCAAGTATTATTGCAGGTGCACCAACAGCATCTAGAGATATGTTGGTTTCTACCACAGATAGACACTTAATATTTTTTGGTACTGAAAGAACAATTGGCGATACAACAACACAAGATGATTTGTTTATTAGATTTTCATCTCAAGAAAACATAAATGATTATACACCAACAGCAACCAATACGGCTGGCACACAGAGACTGGCCGACGGATCACGGATCATTGGAGCTGTAGTTGGTAGAGATGCTATTTATGTTTGGACTGATACTGCGTTATTTACCATGCGTTTTGTTGGTGGAGATTTTACTTTTGCTTTTGCACAAGTTGGAACTAACTGTGGATTGATAGGTATGAACGCAGCTGTAGAAGTTGATGGTGCTGCTTACTGGATGTCTGATAATGGTTTTTTTAGATACACAGGTAAACTAGAATCTATGGATTGTTTAGTAGAAGATTTTGTTTACGATGATTTAAATACAACATCTAATCAATTAATTTATGCAGGTATTAATAACTTGTTTGGTGAAGTTGTTTGGTTTTATCCAACGTCTACATCTAATGTAAACAATAGAGCAGTATTTTATAGTTATTTAGATTCAACAGCTAAACGTCCAATATGGTTTACAAATGACAGTACTTTATTTACTAGAAGCACATGGGAAGATTCTGCTGTATTTGGTTTACCACATGGAACAAAATATAATGCAAGTGATGATGACTCTTTTGATGTGGAGGGTAATACAGATGGAGTTACAACATATTTTGAACATGAAATAGGTGTTAATCAATTAGAAGCAGGAGCTGTTACAACAGCCATACCTGCTGATATTACTTCTGGAGATTATGATATTACACAAAAAGTTGTTAGAGGAGCTGCAACTAATTTAGGTGATCTTAGAGGTGATGGTGAAAACATTATGAGAGTTAGTAGAATTATTCCTGACTTTATTGCACAACAAGGTAATACAATTGTACAATTAGATTTAAGAAATTATCCAAACAATTCAGCAGCTAGTTCATCATTAGGACCATTTACTGTAACATCTTCTACTACAAAAGTAGACACACGTGCAAGAGCAAGAGCTGTAGCTCTTACAATAAAAAATACAGCTGTTGATACTAGTTGGAAACTAGGAACTTTTAGATTAGATATACACGCTGGAGGAAGAAGATAATGGAAGCTTTGCTAGTAGAATTAGCTAAAAAATATGGCATGGAAAAAGCAATGCAGATTTTAGGTTTAAATCAACAATCGCAAAACCCTAAGTATGCAATTAGTTTAGGTGGAAGAACTTTAGATCTTGGAAACATGGTTAAAAGAGCAGGGCTTAATCAAATATTTTCACAAGGACTTACTAAAGGAGCTCTTCCTATTTTAGGAATAGGAGCTTTCGCTTATGGAATGAATAAAGCATTTCCAATGTCTCGACAAGATAAATTATATAGTAGTTTTAGTGCAAATAAAATGGGTGATCCATATGGTTATGCAAGTCAATTAATTTCAGGAAGTGGTGAAGGAAAAGATCCTTTTGGAATAAACACGGTATCTGCTTTTGGAGATTATGGAAAATATCAACAAAATTTATATAATAAATTATCTAAAAAAGATAATTTATCTGCTTTTAATAAAGCTAGATTAGATTTAGCAGATGAAGTTACTACATCTATACGAGAAGATGCTAGAATATCAAACTACGATAATAAAAATGATGGTGGTGATGATGGTGGTGATGGTGGTGGTGGTGGTGATGGTGGTTTTGATACTTCTAAATCTGGAAGCGAAGGTGCTTTTGGTAGTTATGATGGAAGCAAAGGAAGAAAAGATTATCGTAGGGGAGGCATTGCAAGTTTATAATGGCAAAAATAGTACAAACATTAACAAGAGCAAGTGCGGAATATGAAGAAGATGTAGCTCAATCTTTAATTAGAGATTTAGACGCTGTAATAGAAAAATTAAATACATCTTTTCAACAAGAATTAAAACAGGAGATAGAAGCTAAAAGTTTCTTTGTAGAATAATGGCAGTAGTAAACCAATATAAATTTTATGGTAAAACAACAACAGCAGCTGAAACAGTTAGCATGTTGTCTCCAGCAGTAAATGAAACTATAATTATTAAATCATTACGAGTTACTAATAAATCAGGTTCTAATACTCCTACAATTAGTATTACTAATAATGCATTTTTTATTGTTAATACACAACAATTGGCAACACACACTAGTGTCGAAATACTAACACTTCCTTTAATAGTAGAGGGAGGAACTATTTTAAAATATATTACAGCCGGAACTATGAGTGATGGCGTAGATATAGGCATTAGTTATTTAAACATATTGAAAGAGGTAACAACATAATGACAGACATACCAATAATAACACCAGATAAAATAATAACGACTATTAAAAATAAAAAAACAGGGGAAGTATACGAGTCTGAGGAAGCTCTAAAAGCTGCAAATATTCCTGCAGAAGACGTGCAAAGAGATGTGACAGTTATCATGCCTCCTCTTGATTTAATAGGAAAAACAAAGTAAAGTGGCAAAACCATGGCAATAACAGATATATCAATTTCAGAAGAATTACAGACTAACGCACCATCTATTAAGTATAGAGGGAATGAAGGTCCTAAATCTCCACAAGAAATGGAAATGATAGCTTCAGTAGATGATCCTTTTTACAGATCAGAATATGCGGATGATCATGCAATGGAAATGTTTGGCAAACCATACAAAGATTTAAATGCAGATGAGTTAGAAGAATTTATGGAAGAAATGAGAAGATTGATAAACAAATTTTCTGGTGGTCAACCATTACCAGAAGATCCAACTAAACCAGTTAATCCTTTTCAACCTAAACCACAAGGACCAGTATTACCTGACAGACAGATGGCAGCGTACGGTGGTATCATGGGTATGGATGGTAGAAAACAATATGGTATTGGATCGTTTTTTCAAAAAATGAAAGATAAAGTTGTAGATGATATTATTCCTAATGAGATAAAAGATAATCCTTTACTGACTGCTGCACTTGTAGCTGGCGGTAATGAGTTGTTACCTGGTGGAGCTGACAGAAGAAATTCTGTAATAGATGCTTTACTTGGTGCAAAAGATTATGTAGGAGAAAAAATAGGTAACATTACAAGTATTGAAACAGGTAAGGATAGAACTTTAGGTGGTGACATATTGGGATCAATTGCTAAAAACATTGTACCAATAGTCGGTGGTATTGGAGCAGGTTTATTTACTAAAAATACAGAGTCAGACACACCAGGTTTACCAAGTGATGACACAGCATTAAATTTAGCAGACTATAAAAAAGCTGCAAACTTACTAGATCAGAAACAAGGACTAGCAGCAGGTATGAATTTCTTACCAACAGTTGCATCTAGAAAATATTCACCAGAAGAAATGGCTATTACGTATGCACAAGCAGCTAACGGTGGTAGAATAGGTTATAACTTAGGCGGTAGAAT